TATCGTACAGGGATCTTTTGCAACTGCTAAAGCTGCTTTAGAGACTGCTTAATACTTATATAGCTAAAACAAGAAAGAGGCCTCTGTAGGGCCTCTTTTTTATTTGTAGTAGTTTGGATCAGAAATTGATCCCAAGTCTCAGACTCATGAGCCTTTTAGCATCATAGATCTCCAGCTTATCAAAGAGCTTGATAATTTTTCTGTAAGGCTTATGATCTCTCCAGTGATTCTCCTCGAAAGCAAAGAACTTAGTCCCAGTCAGCTCACAGATCGCACAGGCGTGTAGTGCAGCTGGTCCATAATTCTGAAAGCTCTGGATAAAGCGAGTGCTAGAGTACAGATCAAAAGTATCTCCAGCCTTATTGAATTTGATGACTACTCTTTCCATTACTTTACAAATTGGCGATAATTCATAGCCTTAGCATCCTCGATGTAGCGAGCAGATAGAGTCTTAGAGATCGCTCTAAGCAGCTCGATAAAATACGCCATATCCCAAGCCTGTGACTCGATCTTATACTCAACTCTCTTAGAGATCTTAGCATGATGGATCTCCAGATCCTCAGTACTATAATCGTTAAACTGAGGCGCTAACCAGAGCAGCCTCTTAACTTGTTCGTTAGTCATTTGTGGTGAATTTTGTGACATAATGTGATAATTTAATTAGAAATCATTTAGTTAATCGAGAGCAATATACAGAAAATCTACAAATACACAAAATATCTACAATATGTAAATGATAGAGATTTTTCTATACCTTTGGATAAATCCTTAAATCAAACACTATGAACTTTGATCTATACTATGATCGCCTTTTATCTGAGCATCTTTCTGATGATCACAGATGTCCAGAATGTGACAAACCAGTAAAAAAAGAGGGAGAGTACTGCTCCAGTAACTGCTTTGATGCCAGCATGAGATGAGAGCTGCTGTATCATTTATCGCCAAAGAGACAGATTCTGTGGAGATCATGGAGGCTGTCCAGATGTACGACATAGTCTATCTAGAGCATGATGATGTATACTATGCTTTATACATCTCTGGAGAGGAGGGTATCATTGAGAAGCGCTACAGGATCGAGGGTAGCTATTACACTCTTAATACATACAAGGGTAGATTAGAGTTTGCATACGCCATCTACAGACTAATTAAAACGACTAAATATGAATAGGATTCTACTACCTATAGTGATCGTGATCTTACTTTATGTCTTTGATATGATCTGGATCACACTAGGCTGTATAGCAGCTGCTGTGATCACTAGTTACCTATACGATAAGTATCTAAAACACTGGCACTAGACAAGTAGCTGATTTTTAGTTACTTTAGTGGCATGACCTCTAACCAATTTGGCTGTCTAGGCGAGCATAAGTTTGCTCTAGAGTGCATGTCCAGAGGATTTGATGTGTCCATGCCTCTGAGACACTCTAGTCCCTATGATCTCATAGTGGATGTAGATCACCAGCTGCTTAAGATCCAAGTCAAGTCTCTTAGTCAAGAGAAAGAGAAAGGAAGGCATACGATCAAATATGTGATCGATTCAAAGAATAAAGATCGATACTATAACGCTGCTGATGTCGATTATTTTGCACTGTACTCTAGTTTTTTTGATGGTTTCTTTGTGATCCATTTCAGTGTAATAGGAGGTCAATCATCTGTCAGAGTCAGTCCAGACAATCAGTATGGGATCTACTTCAATGACTACAGCTTTACTCAGCACACTACACTATAAGCGCTATCAGAGGAGGTGGCGCTTTTTTAGTACCTTTGTTTTTAAAGATTATAGCAATGAAAGTCAAAATCATCAAACAGGTTTTTAATGGCCAGAGGTTACTCAGAGAGGGCGAGATCTTACAGATCATTGACAAAACAGCAAAGCAGTATATCCAGAAAGGTATCGCTGTCGAAGTCAAAGAAGCGCCAGCAAAGAAAGAGCAGAAACCAGCTGAAACCAAAGAAAATAAGACAGTATCTAAGAGAACAACTAAAAGCGCTAAATAATGCCAGAGATGCTAATTAACTCAGTAGTAGGATCAGAGCCTTTGACTGAGACAGATTTTAAAAACTACATCAGGATCGACACTGATGCAGATGATGGTCTGCTAGAGAATATGATCGTGACTGCCAGAGAATGGTGTGAGATGTATATCAGCTCAGACATCGTGGCTAAGTCTCGTACCTACTATCAAGAGGAGGTACAGTATGGAGAGGTCATTGATCTACCTTTTGGCGATGTATCATCTATCAGCTCAGTAACTGCTGAGGGTACTGCTGTAGAATACACTACAAAGGGTGTAGGATCTAACAGACTTATTTTAAACAGTCTACCAGCAAAGGATGTAAAGATCACCTATACTACTGCTGGATTAAATAATCAAGTGATCAAAAGCGCACTGAAAATGTTTGTCTCTACTCTGTATGATAATAGAGCATCATTTGTGACTGGTACTATCGTGACAGAAGTACCTCTAAATATCCAGAGCATCCTTGATCCATACAAACAGATGTACATCTAATGCAAGCTGGAAAACTAAATAAAAGAGTCAGAGTCTATCGCCAGACTACACAATCTGATGGATATGGTGGTCTGACTGAGTCTGCTCTTATTTTAAATAGGACTATATGGGCGCACAAAAAAGAGCTGCGAAGCGAAATACAAGACCAAGACAACAGTCAAAAAAGAGTAACACAGCTGGAGCTTATTGTAAGGAAAAACACTGCCAATGCTCTGGACATGAAAACAGATGTACTGGAGCTGGAGAGCCAGTCAGGAAAGTACAGGATCAACGCCATCGAGGAATACGATCAAGATTTTTACAGCTTAGTCAAATGTTCAAAGCATGGAGATTAAGATTAATCCAAAAGATCACAAAGAGCTGGCTGCCAAGTTTAAGAAACTTCTGGCTGTGGATGAGCGTGAAGCTCACAAGATCCTTAACGAGGAGTCTAGAGCTATTGCGAGTAATGCTCAGAAAGATTCGCCTATTGATACTGGGAATCTAAGGCGCAATATAGGGTATGACTACACTAGGGAATATAAAGAGGCTGTCATTTACGCTAAAGCTCCATACTCTGGATACCTAGAATATGGTACAAGGTTTCAGCCAGCACAGCCTTATTTTGAGCCTAATGTCGATAAAGGAATTAAAAGGATCATCAGACGATTTGAGATCGCATTAAAAAACGCTATTAAATGAAAGAGCCAGCACATCATCTCAGAAAGGCCATAATAGACGATCTAACAGGAGCAATCCAGTTAAATGGATCTAATGTCCAGATCTATAATAAAGTGCCTCTAAACGCCTCTGAGCCTTTTATAAAGGTCTACACTATTAGCTCTGGAGAATCAGAGTTCAATAGAAACAGTAAAATGGTAGACACTGTACTTAGGATCGAGTGTGTTACTTCTTATGACTCTGGATCTGGAGGTGAGCTGCAAGTTAATCAGCTAGTCTCTCAGGTCTATGATCGTTTAAGAGTATCGCCAGAGAATTATTATGATCTAAGTGCAGAGGGACTGTACATTTACTCACTTCTAATAGGACAGACTACTTATCTAGAGGAGTACACAAATGGAAAGACTTATCACAGAGCTGTGATCAGAGTAGAAATTAAAACAAATGAGCAATGACATATATCAGCGAACACATCAGCTGGGATGAGGCAACTAGATCTCAGACAGCAGAGGAGCAAGGAATTGAAAACACTCCAGATGCTCAGCAACTAAAACACATGAGAGTACTAGCTCGCAATGTATTTGAGCCTCTTAGAGAATGGGCAGCTGAGCCAATTAGAGTAAACAGCTTTTTTAGATCTGAGGCGCTTAATGCTGCTATAGGTGGATCACACAGATCACTACACATGAGAGGTAGTGCTATTGACATTGATGCTACTGGATCTAAGACTAATGCTGATCTATTTCACTACATCAGAGAAAATCTATGCTTTGATCAACTGATCTGGGAATTTGGCGATGACTCTAATCCTGACTGGATTCATGTGAGCTACATCAATGATAGCCAGAATAGACAGGAGATTCTACAGGCATATAAAGACAAGAAAGGAAAGACCAAGTATAAATTTTACGAGGTAGCTCCAGAAAAATCAGAGGACAATGCTTAAGATCTTTACTAAATTATTTGGCGCTACAGGTGGAGCTGTAGCTGAAAAGATAGGAGGCTTAGTAGATAAGTTTGTCCAGACCAAAGACGAAAAGGCTCAATTTGAGAAAGAGATGGAGCTGATCTTTCAGGAGCATGAGCTGTCTCTGGAAAAGGAGATCACAGCTCGCCATAAAGCTGATATGTCATCAGACTCGTGGCTATCTAAAAATATCAGACCAATGATCACACTTTTCGCTCTGGGTATATATACAATCTTTGCGATCACTGATGGAAACATCAAAGGATTTAACATCGCTAATCAATATGTAGAGCTGATGGGACAGATCCTTTCTTATGCGCTGGGATTCTATTTTACATCCAGAGGTCTAGAGAAAGTGGCGAGCATCGTAAAAAAGAAATAAAGTACCTTTGTTAAAGCAAAATCAGAGTAAATAGTGGCTGCTACATACAACATACCAACACAGTACAATGGTGATACTTTCGAGATCATCGACTTTAAATTTTATGAGGGATCAGCAGAATCTGGCAATGAGCTAGATCTAACTACTGGAGTCCCAAAAATGCAAGTTAGGAGAGGATCTGTGACTGGTGAAATTGTACAGACTTTTACTATAGGCGATGGACTAGAATGGGTAGATCAAGATGCTGGACATTTTCGTACTACTGAATTTCTGATCACATGGGGTGGTGGAACTTATTACTATGATCTCCAGATCACCTATACAGCTACTCTGGTTAAGACTTATGTGAAAGGTAGTATAGTAGTAGAGGAGGATGTGACTGACTAATGGCGAGTATAGTAAACATAGTAGATAGTACCAGTGCAGTTACACTAAATGTAGTAGAGACCTTAAATGGGCCTACAGTAAATGTAGCTCAGCAGTCAGGGCCTACAGTCAATGTAGTACTGTCTGGAGGTTTACTGAATAGAGATTTAAATTATGTGCATAATCAACTCGCAGCGAGCAGCTCATGGGACATCACTCATGATCTGAATAAGTTTCCAGCTGTGTCTGTAGTAGACAGCTCTGGTAACATCGTGATAGGTGATGTGCAGCACATAACTAATAAAAGAGTAATAATAACATTTAACGCCTCATTTAGTGGCAAAGCATATTTTAATTAGAAGCTATGGCAAAGTACTTATCTCACATTGATCTTAATCAGAATCAGCTCCAAAATGCAGTAGTGCATCCTTTAGGATCAGCGCCATCTACTCCAGTAGAGGGACAGATCTATTTTAACTCTACAGCTGGAAACAAAAAACTATATGTCTATAATGGCACAGCATGGACTGATCTAGCTGGTGTATACTCAATTCTAGAGGGAGATGGTATCTCAGTCTCTGGATCATCTGGAGAGGTAACTATTTCAGTAGATGCCTCAGCTACCTATTTTGAATTTAGCTCTGGATCTTTAAGCATCAAGGCTGGATCAATAGGTGCAACTGAGTTAGATGCTACAGGTGTTACAGCTGACTCTTATGGATCTGGATCTGCTATCCCTACTTTCACAGTAGATGCTAATGGGCGATTAACAGCTGCTGGAGAGGTTAGTATCTCATCTACTTTAGACATCGCTGCTGATGCTGGTACTGACGATGGAGTAGTACTAGGAACTGATACGCTTACTATTGCTGGAGGCACTAACATTAACACATCTGTCTCTGGAGATACGATCACAGTCAATCTAGATGCTAGTCCTACTATTGGTGGAGATCTAGTGGTAGAAGGTAACTTAACTGTCTCTGGTACGACTACTACAGTCAATACTGAGACAATCAACTTAGCTGATAATATCATCACGCTAAACTCGAATGAGACTGGAACGCCATCAGAGGATGCTGGTATCGAAGTAGAAAGAGGTACATCAACAAATGTAGCTGTGATCTGGGATGAGTCTGCTGATCGCTGGGCATTTACTAACGATGGATCTACCTATTTTAATATCCCAGTACCTAGTGAGTATGATACCTCTGCATCCAGAGAACATGCTGCTACTATTGCTGATACAGCTACTGTGACTCATAACTTAGGATCTAGAGATGTAATCGTACAGCTTTTTGATACAGTTACCTATGAGACAGTATTTGCTGATGTAGAGCGTAGCACTACTAACGCTGTAGATGTTACCTTTGCTAGTACTCCTACCAATAGTGTAAGAGTGCTGATCAGCAAAATTGGATAATATATAAAATAGCGACATGGCGAATAAGTTTCTCAATGGTATTGATACTACATCACTTAGTGTCAATAGCCAGTACTCTCTACCTACAAGTGATGGATCTAATAAACAAGTACTAACTACTGATGGTAATGGTAATGTCACCTTTTCAGATGTAGATCTAGTAGGCGCACAGGCTCATTATGTTTATTATGAGGTCAAAAACTCTACTGGGGTAACTATCCCAAAAGGAACAGGAGTAATGGCTGTGGGTACAGATGGAAACTCAGGCCATATCTTAATATCGCCAATGGTAGCAGATGGCTCAATAGAGCCTCAATACTTTATAGGGATCACTGCTGATGCTATAGGTAATGGACAGACTGGGAATGTGATTCACTTTGGGATGCTTTCTAGTGTCAATACTACTGCATTTAATGATGGCGATGTATTATACTGTGATCCAGCTAATGATGGTGGATTTACTGTTACAGAGCCAGATGGTCCTAATCTTAAATTAGCTGTAGCTTTTATAGTAAACTCTGCAACAAATGGTAAGATGTTTATCAGAGTACAGGGCAATGAGGGACTGCATCAGTTACATGATGTAAGCGCTAGTCCAGTATCTACTGCTGATGGAGATCTACTACAGTGGAACGCTACCTCTAAAGTCTGGGAAAACAAAACACTAGCTGATATAGCTGACTCACGCTATGTCAATGTATCTGGAGATACGATGTCTGGAAACTTAACAATTTCAGGATCTGGATATCGAGAATTAAAAGTAGATCAGACAGATAGCGCATCAGTTAGGTTAGGGGTATCATCAGGATCTACTGAGGCTTTTGTGTTTGCTGATAATACTGGAGCTGGTCATGTTACTGGGAACGCATCTATTAAGATGCTAATGTATGATAGTAATTCTAACATAGTAGAATCTGGTAGATTTACTACTACTGGTTTAGATGTGACTGGTAATGTTTTAGCCAGCTCATTTATAAAAGATGGAGGCACAAGCTCTCAGTTTTTAAAAGCTGATGGATCTGTAGATTCAAACAGCTACATCACAGACATTACTACTCAGACAGATCCTAAGTATTTACGATCTGATACAAATGACTTTTTTACTGGTAGACTAGCTAATATAAGTCTAAATCAAACTCCAGCCTATGGAGGTGGTGCTATTAATTTACAGCCAGCTACAGCTGGTGGATCTACAGGAATTGTATTAAGATCTAAAGTTAATGATGGATCTGATTTTGGATTTATCTGGTGGTATGATGATAATGATCACTATAATACTTTAAACTCTACAGAAAATGGAGTTTTAGTAATAGGTATACAAAACGATGGAGGCGCTACCTCAATGGACTCTATCGCTATTGAATCAACTGGAGACATATATCTTAACGCTGGAGTAGCATCTGGAGATCAAGGCGCTGGAACATACGACACAGCTAGAGGTGATGTTTATGTAGGAGATGGGACTACTAGATATAAAGTATGGCACTCAGGAAACAGCTCTTTTACATCAAATGGTTTAGGCGCTAACTTCACTGATCCAGTGACTATTTATGATGCAAGTACTACAGAGAATCCTAGACTTTCAGTAGGTAGAGGAGACACTCAAAGGCTTAGCTTTAGTGTAGATGATGGTAATGCATATATAACTCATAGACAAGACGAAACTAATGCGCCTCATGCTCTTTATTTCACTATAGATTCACCAACTACATCTGGAAAAGGATTCTACTGGCACTCTAGGTTGGCTGATGGTACTTCAGCTAATGAATATATGCATGTAGACTCTACTGGTTTAGATGTTAATGGCAGTGTAGTAGCTACATCTTTTAGTGGTAATGGAGCTAATGTTACTAATGTAAATGCTGATCTATGGGATGGTTATCAATTTGCTGACTATTTAAATCAAGGCGTAAGAACATCAGATAGTCCATCATGGGGATCTATAAAAGTAACTAGTACAGCTGATGCTACTGGTATAGAGCTTAGAAATAGTAACGAGGTGATCTCTGGAGAGTCATGGTGTACTGCTTTTTATTCTATTAATGATAATGATGGATGGTTATTTGTAGGTAGAGATGCATCAGATAATCCTCATCCTATCTTTCACATAGGTGGATATAACAACGCTGGTAATGGTGGATATGATGCAAATGATTCTATTATCACGCTTTCTAGAAACAATGGTACTAAAGCTACTGGAGCTGGTGATTCTGATAATGGTTTATCTACCAGCACTGAGTTTATAAATATCGTTAAAAGGTCAGACTATACTTACTTTAAAGATAATCAAGGTGAGTATCGATTTAGTGGTCTTTTAAGAGCAGAGAATATGATCACTGTAAATGGTGATTATTTGATAAAAGAGTTAGGTACTCCATATTTTACTAATGGTGTAGCTAATCTAGCCTGTGATATACATTTTGGAAACAACTCTTTTTGGGGTTATATAGAGGTACATATCACTAGTACATACTCAAACCAGAATAGCGCTGGATCTTTAATTTATAGATACTCTGTAGGTACTAATCCAAATGGATCTATTTATGTAAACAGTAAAGAGTGTATTGCAGCTGATGGTACTATTACATCTAATATAAATCTAGACAACTTTTACTGGGATTCTACTAATTCTACTTATGCGATACCTATATCTCATATAGTATCTACTGGTAATAGCTACTCTGTACTAATTAAAATGTTTACTCACAGCTCAGGAGCTTATGGAGCTGCTGATGACATAACAATAGGAGGTTTATATACTAAGACTGCTTTAAATGCGCCATATCAATACAATAATGGGCCTTTGGGTGTAGGAGGTACATCTGGAGTAAAGCTTATAGGAGACAGTGGTAGCTTTGAGGTACAAAACGCATCTGGTACAGGTACATTCAAAGTCTACACTACTGGATATACTTCTATAGGTGGCGCTCATACAGCTGACTCTCCAGTACACATGAAGTTTTCTACTACTGGTGAATTACTACAGCTTTCTAATACTAGCTCTGGAGCTTATACTCAAATAGGTTTTCAGCAGCAAGACAGTGATGGACTGCATCATAGAGCTTATATAAGAGCTGAAAGAGATCCAGATGGTGGTAATGCTGCTGGTACACTACATCTTATGAATAGGGGTGTAGGAGCTGGACAGCAGAAAACGATGACTCTTAGAGCTAGTGGAAAGGTGGGTATTTTGCAAGAATCACCAAACAGAGAGCTTACTGTAAATGGAGAGGTATCTGGAACTAGATTCTATAAATATGGCAATGAGAGTTATTATTTAGATCCTAATTCTGAAAGCATTTTAAAAAGAATCAGATGTGGTACTAGTACATCAGACAATAATGGAACTGTATCTCTATCGTTAAATGATGGATCGCTGCACATGAGATCAGTCACTGATTATAATCACAAAATGTGGTATTATGATGGTATTGCTTTCTCTACTAATCCTAGTCATGGGCATTTTAGATTTTATGGTGACTCAGTACAGCGAAATAACGCTACTGGTGGATCTACTTTAAGATTTGATATCGATGTACAAAATGCGATCACTACTTGTCATGGAGAGCTTAGATCTACTGGCGATGTTATTGCATACTCATCAGATGAGCGCCTAAAAACAAATATCAAACAGATCCCAGATGCTATTGAAAAAGTAAAAGCTCTGAAAGGGGTGACATACGACTGGGTAGAAAATATCGAAGATCTAGGATTTAAGCCTAGAAATAAGAAAGATGATGTAGGTCTAATCGCTCAGGATCTGGAAAAGGTTTTACCTCAAGTAGTAGCACCAGCTCCATTTGATCATGAAATGGATGACGAAAAAGGAGAGATGGTATCTAAGTCTGGAGAGGGATATAAGACTGTCCAGTATGATAAGGTAGTACCTTTACTAATCGAGGCGATTAAAGAGCAACAGAAACAAATTGACGAACTAAAAGCGATGATCTATGGCGATGCCTAGTTTAGGACAGTTAAGTCTTTTCGATGCTGGGAAAGAAGTAGTAGTAGGAGCTAGAGAAGCTCCTATAGCTGACTCGACTGTACTGCTAAACTTTCCTAATGGCATAAGTCTCACAGAGATCAGTACTGGCACTGGAGCAGCAGCTGATGATCCTATTAATTGGCGTAATACTACTAATGCTCCAAATGAGCAAACTCCTCACGCCTTATCTGAATTTTATGGATATGATGATGACTACATCTTTACATTTAACACTTCTACTAATGTAGGATACTATTATAGAGGTGATTCTGATACTAATATAACAGTAGACACAGTGTATGGTAGAATTAGTAGAGGATTTACTAGTACGACCAATACAGATAATATTGATCCTATTGCTAAAGCTGGATATAAATGGAGAGAGCTGACATTTAAAGTATCTGCTGGTCAGTCTGTACTATATCGACCAGTGATCATTTTCAGAGCTGCTGGCACAGATTATAGGAGGGATTTTGCTTTTAACTCTTTAAGATCTGGCACTACTCACTACTATGCTGGAAACACAGCATCTGTAAGATTTGAAAACGCCTCTAGTGATGCGCTACCTATTAGTGAGTCATCATGGACTACTGTCACTACTGGATCTACAGCTGGTAGATTTAACATAGAAAATGGTGGAGGTACTCCATCAACTGGTACTGGACCAGATACAGGTTTAGTATATAGTAGTATAACTGGAAACTATGAAACTACTACAGGGCCATATTGGTACTATGAGTCATCTAGTAGCGCTACAGGATGGGCAATGTGGAAACCAAGCGCCACAAAATCAATAGGTGGTGGAAGTACAGATACATGGACTTTGATTTATTCTGCATGGTCAGATAATGTAGTGACATGGGATAACTGCTATTTTGAGATAGTGATACAAGTCACAGCGATCATTTAAAATACTTAACTTTGTAAAAATTATAGCAATGGCGAACACTTACAAATACAGAGTAAATCATGTCAGATGTAAAGTACAGGATGGTGATTTAAAAAAAGTAATTAAACAGGTAGACTGGACTATTGAAGCTACCTCTGAAAATCACACTTTTGTAGACACAGGATTTACTACTTTCTTACCAGATCCAGATCCTAATTCTTTTTTAGATTTTGATGTGATCTATAATGATCAAGTGATCGAATGGGTTAAAGAGGTGGAAGGTGAAAATATACAGGAGCATCTTAATCGCTTAGATGAGCTTTTATATGCTAAAGAAAATCCTACAGAGATCATCACCAGATTAAATATAGATCCAGCTTTATTAGCATCAGATGAGTCAGAAGCTACAGCACAAGAGGAAGTAATTTAATTAAATCTAAATAAAATGTCACAAGGAAAAATCGAGCAGAGCGAACTAGAAGCGCTAAAAGCTCAAGAACAAAAAGGCTCAGCTCTAATCAATGAGCTGGCAAATGTCAAACTAGCAGAATCTGATATCGTTTCAGCTCTTAAAGATCTAAGATCAGAGCGCCAGAAATTATTTGATGAGCTAAAGGAAAAGTATGGTCCTATTAATATCAATATCAATGATGGATCATACGAAGTAGACGAAGCTCCAGAAGTAGAAGTAGAGGAGGCTTAATGCAGCTACATAAGCTCAGACCTATCGTTAAGTATTCAGATAAGACTCTGGATGCTTTTTCATGGTTTTTTAAAGTAGGAGGCATCGCACTGTTTCCTTTTGTGATCCTCAGAGAGAAGTATAGAGATAGCTCAGAGGACTTCTGGCGTACTAGAAACAGAAAGGTCATCAATCACGAGTCAATACATTTTCAGCAAGCTCTGGAGCTGTTAGTGATCCCTTTCTACTTTCTGTATGTTTTAGAGTGGTTTGTCAAGCTATTTATCTACAGATCTAAGGCGTATCAAAATATCTCTTTCGAGAGAGAAGCCTATGCTAATGATGGTGATCTAAACTATCTAAGCCACAGGAAACGATACAACTGGATCAAGAGAATACTGAGATAGGTTTTCTATTAGAAAACTTTTTAAAGGTGGCCAGATGGCTGCCTTTTTTTATTTGGGTACTGATCCAGAGGCAAATAACAAAAATCACGATTTGCTATCTTTGTACTACAAATACAATACGCTATCAATGGCACACGAAATCAGCGAAAACACAAAGCTAACTCTAGATCTTAAAACTATCGCCATAGTGATAGGAGGGGTGGCATCTTTGATATTAATGTACACTACACTCCAGAAAGACATCGAGCTGGCTAAGGAGCTACCTAAACCAGAGATCTCTCGAACAGAGTATGATCTAAAAGATGAGCTGGTCAGAGAGACGATCATGAACACTCAGAAAAAGGTGGATGAGATAGGTAGTAAGCTGGACAAGATCGAGGAGCGTTTATTTAAAATAAGCACAAAATAATGAGAGCGCTGATATTTCTTTTCTGGTTACTGTCAATGTTTAAAATCTATGGTCAAGGCATAGCTGTCATACAGGTCAATGCAGAGTGGAATATGCGCAATAGTATAGATCTTAATGGGATCAAAGGAGCTAGAGTGCAATTTGCTTATCTTAATGAGCAGCCAGAGGCTCTCAGAGAAAGGATCAAAGCTGTACCAGCGATCTGGGTATTTAAAGATGGTCAGCTGATTAAGTACTGGGAGGCTGATATTTCATTTAAATTAAGAGTCAGGAGAGAGGAGATACAGGAGTATATAGACTCGATCAAGGACTAAATTTTATAGTAGTATATTTGTAAAGTAAAAACATAATAACATGGCATCTAGCGTATTTAATGGTACTAACCTATTAGTTAAAATCGATGGCACAGCTGTAGGTCACACTACATCATGTGAGATCTCACTTTCTGTAGACATGCCAGAGGCTACTTCTAAAGACTCGTCAGGTTTTCAGGAAGTAATCGCTGGAGTTATCTCTGGATCTATCTCTTTTGATGGTCTAGTAGACTACACTGATACTAACGACAATGTAGATGATCTAGCGACTGCTTTATTAGGGCGCACTTCTATTGAGGCTGTATTTGGTACAGCTGTATCTGGAGATCAGATCTACACTGCTGATGGATTTATCAGCGAGCTGTCTGTATCTGGTGATATGGAAGCTGCTGCTACCTACTCTGGGACTATCACACTTACTGGTCCTATCGTAGCATCGACTAACGCATAAGGAATAAAATCGATACCTCATCTGGATCTACTGGGTGAGGTGTCTCTTATTTATACATCATGGCAAACAAGAAACGAGGGTACATTTCAGTGAAGCTGGGAGGGAAACAGCGCACACTACACTTTTCTATGAACTTCTGGGCAGCTCTTACTGATGATCTAAACATCAGACTTGATGAGCTGGGATCTATTTTTGAAAATGGCGTATCACTTAACGCTGTTAGATCTATTGTTTATTGTGGTCTACTCGCCTATGATCAAGAGGAGGGCAATGAGATCGAATACAATAAATTTAAAGTAGGATCATGGCTAGAGGATCTGGATGCTGATGGACTCAATAAGATCATCCTAGCAATGGGTGAGTCTAGAATACTAGGCAATGATCTTAACATGGGCATCGAACGAAATCCAGACTCTGAGGGAAAGTAGAAAAGCCTCTCTCATGGGATGATCTACTAGACTACTACATAGGTCAAGTAGGCATAGATCCAGACAAATTCTGGAGATACACATGGAGTGAAAATCAGAGGCTAGGAGAGGCTCATGCCATACGCCTCAATATGGAATGGGAACAGACTCGATTTGTTTCTACTATGCTGTACAATGTCAATACTTCTAAAAAGCAGCATTTAATTAAGCCTCACGAACTTTTTTCTCTACCACAGGACAAAATAGTCCACAAGAAAAAAAATGCTCCTAAATCGACTAGAGAGCAATATGAGGCATTTCTGGATCGAGCTAATAGCGCCAAATTCAAAAAGCGCTAAATGGTTACCTTTGTAGTAAATCTCAATACATGGCTGACACTAATCTAAGAGTCATCATATCTGCTGAACTCAAGAAGTTTGAGCAATCGATGTCTAGAGCTGAGAAAAGGCTTGACTCATTTGGTAACGAATTAGGAAAAATTGGAGCTGGACTAACAGCATCAATCACAGTACCTATAGGGTTAGCTGGAGCTAAAGCTCTTAAGACTGCTGCAAACTTTGAAAAGCTACAGATGCAGCTTAATGTACTTGAGGGATCTGCTGCTAAAGGAGCTAAATCTTTTGAGCGACTAGTTAAGTTTTCTGCTGCTACTCCTTTCCAATTAGATGAGCTGGTCAAGGCGAATAATACACTGTTAGGATTTGGAGTCAGCTCTGATGTAGCATTTCAATCTCTTAAAGCTATTGGTGATATTGCTGCTGTCTCTGGTGGAGACATGCAAGGGATCACTGTGGCCTTTGGTCAGGCTGCTGCTGCTGGTAGATTAATGGGACAGGATTTACTACAGTTAGTAAATAATGGAGTACCTATTATCGATCTATTAGCTGAGTCAATGGGCGTAGCTAAAGAGGAGATCAAAGAGCTGGTCTCTGAGGGAGCTGTGACATTTGATGTCTTACTAAAGGCGTTTAAAGATGCTACTAGTGAAGGTGGAAAATTTGAGGGTGGTATGAAAAAGCTCTCTACTACTCTTTCTGGACTCGCCAGTACACTACAGGATAATGTAAATATCGCATTTGCTGAGCTGGGTAAAGCTCTAATAGAGGACTATGATCTAGTCAATAACACTAAGAATCTTACAGAGAATATCCAGAAACTGACTGAGTCATTTAAGGATATGAATCCAGAGACTAGACGATTTTATTCAAATCTAGTACTGGTCAGTGGTATAGTGCCTCTGGTACTTACAGGAATCGCTGGACTAAGCAAAGTAGCTAGTGTAGCTGCTAAAGGAGCTAAAGTACTTGCTAAAGGTCTTAGGCTCATAGGTATGAATGTAGTGGTACAGGGTATTCTATTAGCTGTAAATGCCTTAGACATGATCACTAAAGCCATAGCGCCAAATCTCAACTTTTTTGAGCGCATGTTCAAGGTACTTGAGAACTATGGTAATGTAGCTGATCCATTTGGAGTATTTGCACTGTCAATCAATAGTGCAGTTAAACCAATGGCGAAACTTGCCAAAGAAAGTAAAGCAGCTAGAGAAGCTGCTGATAAGGCTTTTGGAGGTATGTCTGGTCTGGCAGCTCCATCGCTACCTTTTGGTAGAGGAGATAAGGTTAAAATGCCAACTATCAGAGAAGTAGATACTGATCCTATGGTAGCTGCTGCTAATGCACAGGCTAAAGCTGTAGATGATCTGATCGCTGCTGATACCAATCTGATCTATGCGAATGCTGCTGGAGAGGCTAGTCAAAAGTCTTTCGCTAATCATGTAAGAGACACAGCTGATGCTTTTAGAGAGATCAAAGATGTCACCAAAGAAGCAACAGAGGAGTTTGATCAATTAAGTGCCTTACTATCTGAGGCTGCTGCTGGAGCTTTAACTGGTCTAGGAGAGGCTCTAGGAAACGCTATGAGTGGCATAGGTAGTCTGGGTGGTAACATGGGAGAAGTGCTAGGAGGCGCTTTCTCACAGCTACTGATCGATGTAGGTAAAGCAGCTATCAAAATTGGTGCTGCTATTGCTGGTATTAAAAAGGCTTTAGAGAGCCTGAATCCAGCTGTAGCTATTGCTGCTGGTGTCGCTTTAGTAGGACTAGGAACATACTTTAAAAACAGGATGCAGAAAGCATCTGAGGGAGTTAAGGCTTTTGCTAATGGTGGTATCATATCTGGACCAACTCTAGGACTCATGGGTGAATACGCTGGAGCTAAATCAAATCCAGAAGTAGTAGCTCCTCTGGATCGTCTTAAAAACTTAATAGGTGGATCACAAGGTAATGTCAATGTCTCTGGAGAGTTTAGAGTACAAGGTCAGGATCTAGTGGTAGCACTTGAAAGAGCTAATAAGCAACGAGGTAATTTCTTATAATATGCCAATACCAAACGCTGGACTTCTTTATAACTTAAATTTTTCAGATGTACATGCATCTGGATCAGCATCTACTAGTAGAAAGCATAGGCTATCTATATACAAGCTGTATCACACGCCTACAATCACAGAGGATGATAATAACATACTAGGCGATGTAGAGCCAGCTGTACTGATCTGGGATAATTCTGATGACATCTACAATAACATCATGTCATCCAGACTAGAGATCAATCTGCTTAATGATGGCAGCTCTAATGTGATCGATGTACAGGAGATCCTCAGTACAAATAGCTCCAGCACTTTTCCAGTGGAGCTGTATGTCCAGAATGGAGTAGATGAGTTTGATGAGCCTATTATGGAGCTTTACTGGAGAGGATATCTATCCAATGCAGAGTACAAAGAAAATATCTCTAGTACGCCTCAGAAGTATCAGCTAGTGGCAACTGATATGCTGGCTACACTAAAAAACATATCTACTAGTCAGGGTACTGCTACAGTTACTCCTAAAAGCGACACGATCCAGTACCTATATAACATTTTAGGCTTTCTACCTTATGGCATAGGGATCAGAGTAAACCAGCCAATAGAGATACTAGACTATAGATTTGGAGACACTCCTACTGGAGACTGGGAATACTTGCACAAGATCCAGCATGCCTATCTATACACTGGAGGCTTTGATCTTATAGGAGACAATGTCTATGACTATCTGGTAAATACCTTAAAGGCGTTTAATGCCAGACTATTCTATGCTCAGGAAAAGTGGTACATGATCCCAAATGCACTCTATACTGATAAAGCTACAGACGATGCGATAGTAGCTGGTACGATCACATCTGACTACAATGATTATGAAAATCAGAGTTTGATCGACACAGGAGAGTCAGAGGTAGTATTTGAGAACTATATCTCTGGTGGGATCTATGACAGCTCTGAGACAGTCAATGTCTTAAAGATCATCCCTACACAGTACAAAGCACTAAAAAATGATCTGAGTGTACGATATGAAACTCCAGTAGACAGGGTACAGATCAATGCTAAAGTGAACAAATACACTCCATCCTTTAGAAACATGGGAGAGTTTGAGATCTGGGCGAATAACCTAAATAATGATCCATCCTTTGAGCTTAAATATGGAGGGGTGCTATTTAATAATACCTACTATAGCGACTACATCAATCTAGCTGCTCCATACACTGACTATATCAATCAGTCCAGAGTACTGTCTGGAAACTACTCGATCAAGACACAGTCATGGATCACAACTGGAACTCCAGCTCTAGCAACAGATAAGATCCTAGATTCTGGATTTGATGGTGACTACCAGTACTATCTAGTCAAAGACTCGTATTTGAGGATCAGTTTCTATCATCAATCAGATGCTGTAAGTGATACCTCAGATATCACGATATACTATGCGCTCATGCGCCAGAATGAGTTTTCTGGAGGTAGTACATCTACAGAATACTGGACTGGATCTGCATGGACCAGCTATACCAATGAGTCTAGCGTAGTGGTACACTCTGAGACCTTTACTGGATCACAAAATAACTCATGGCAAGAGCTAAATAAAACAATCGCAGCAGCTACTGATACCTCTGGAGCTTATGTCAAAAAACAGCGATACAGAGTAGTGATCCTTAAACCTAAGATCACCAATGCTCAGGCGAATAGCGTATTTTATATCGACAGGGTAGTACTGGATCGATTTGCTCAACAAGGCCAGACTGATATCGATAGAAACACTGAACACTATGTCATAGGCGTAAACAGACGAAACTCATCAAAGAGCTTAGAATTTAATGCGCCATTTTATACTAGAGTCTTTGGCTTTGGAGGTATTCAACATAGAACGCCTAGAATGGTAGACACTTCTGGAACTGGACTCGATTATAACTCGATCAACAAGATCCATGCTCAGTCTATGCTAAATGATAATAGAGTACATTTACAGAGATACTCAATCAGCTGTAAGATGCTGGATGGTGTCACTGATCTGATACAGCCTTATCATAAGATCTGGATCAACTTTTCTGGTTTTCAGACCAAAGTAGGAGGTATGATCGATAGGCTTAAATACAGTGCAAAATCTGGGGTATATGAGATAGAGTTTCATTTACCTAATCAAGACGATAATGTCTCAATGACTACAAGGTATGTAGGCGATCACGATCTGCTACCTTAGAACTCTCTGCTTTTCCTTGTTTGCTACCTCTCTCTGACTAGAATTTTTCTGGCTGGGGAGAGGTTTTTGTACTTGTAAAATCGTGATTTATTTATTAGTTTTACAAAAAATGTAAAAAATGACAGAATTTGAATTTAGGTTTGTCAATGAATGTAAGCGCTTAAATCTGAAAAGATCAGATGTAGCTCAGGCGTTAGGCATCACTGTGCAAACTTTAAAAAGGAAGTTAGAAAATCCAGATCGTATGACTCTGGGTGATCTAAAAGTTTTCGATGAGTTAGGCTTTAATTTAAACCAAATAGCACTATGAAAAAAATCCAAATTAAGGGAAAAGACTACATCACAGTCAATGAGCGACTGATCCATTTTAGGACAGATCCTCAGTTTAAGAATTGGACTATCGAGGAAACTCTAGTCAAAGTAGACAGCGATGAGGGGATCTTTAAGATCTCGATCAAGAGTCCAGAGGGTACAGTGATGGCCTCTGCTCATGCTCATGAAAAGAGAGACAGCTCTCACATTAATCAAACCAGCTTTTTAGAGAATGGATTTACCTCTGCACTAGGGCGAGCTTTAGGCTACTTAGGCATAGGGATCGATACCTCTATAGCTAGCGCTGAGGAGGTAGCAAATGCGATCCATCAGCAGCAAAATGATCAATGGCTTACTGAGGCACAGCTCCAGAAAGTATTAAAAGGAACAAAGGAACAGGCTCAAAAGGTGCTGAGCATGTATAAAATGAAGCGCCAATACAGAGAAGTAATTAATTCTAAATTTAATTTTTAATCATGCAACAAGAGAAAATTTTTCCAGAGGGAGTATCAGTAGATGTACCTCAAAATGGTCCAGACTTTGTGATCGCAAAGATGGGATTTAACGCTGAGCTGTTTACAGCCTTTTTAGAGAAGCACAAAAACTACAGAGGATGGATCAATGTAGACATCCTAAGAGGTAAATCTGGCAAGCCTTATGCTGTGCTAAACACATGGAAACCAGATAATGCTAAGCAAGTGGATAGTCCCTATCCTAAAGCAGCTCCTCTATCTACAGGAGAGGTAATTAGTGACACTTCAATAGATGATAACGATTTACCTTTCTAGATTATGTTAGCCAAAAAAGACACTAATAGTGAATATCACAGCCATCCAGCTGTAAGCTCCAGTACTTTCAAGGAGATTTGGAAAAAGAGCGTTTATCACGCCATCAATAAGGAGTGGGACTCTACAGCATCTATGGATTTAGGGACAGCTGTACACACTATGATTCTAGAGCCAGAGGAGTTTAATGATCAGATCTATGTAATGCCTAAGATCGACAGGCGTACAAAAGAGGGAAAAGAGGAGTATCAAAAAGTACTCCTCAAATCTCAAGGTAAGGTCATTATCACTCCAGAGCAAATGCAGATCGTTAAGAAAATTACTCACAATGCTTTAGGCGATGATAAAGTACTTGATCTACTAAAAGGCGAGAGAGAGATCTCTCACTACTCAGAGATCGATGGCGTACAGATCAAAGCTAGACCAGATGTGTATAATCCTGAGACTGGGATGATCGCAGACATCAAAACATGTCAAGACAATAGTCCCAGAGCATTTAGATCAGATGTTAAGAAGTTTGCCTATCATTTACAGGCTGTTTTCTACTGTAGAGTGCTGGGCCTAGATCCTTTAAACTGGAGATTTATTGCAGTGGAAACAAAACATCCCTATACTTGCCAAGTGTATGCACTTAATGATGAGCAGATCGATGATGGAGAGATCGCATTTGAGAGAGTTTTTAAAGACTGGAAGTTTTATCTAGAGACAGGTATCGCTGTAGGCTATAATGGCTATGATACTACTCCAGATGGAGCTATAATTTTATAAGGTATGGCTGGAGGTTTCCATAAGTATTTAAGCAAAGAGGACAAGCTACAGAGAGAGGTGATAGTCTATCTACAGCTCCAATATCCTCAAGCGCTCGTAATTCATGTAGCGAACGAGGGAAAGCGTACTCCTTTCGAGCGTTTTAAATTTAAGTACTTAGGAGGCCTCTCTGGCGTACCAGATATACTGATATTTAATCCAAACAATAAATTTCATGGCCTTGCCATTGAGCTAAAAGTAGGCTACAATAAACCAACTCAGAATCAAAAGGAGATACTACAGGATCTCTCTGATCTAGGATGGTTTGCTGTCTGGCTTAACTCTTTTGATAAAGCACAGGATCTAATCGATAAATACTTTAACAATGAGCTATAGCAAATACACAAAGGTCTACTATTCAGAGATCGATGACAAAGTATGGCGCACTGACTCAACTCTGGATCATAATCCTAAATTTGTCTATTATGGCAAAATGACTAGGGTAGAATTTGATCTATTAGTAGAGTGTCTTTTTACAATTTTTGGGGATGACAAAATCCCAGCCAAAGATTTTAAAAAGGTTTTTGACGAAATACGAGTCTTTTGTGACGAGATCAAGGACATGATCGAATAACACACGATTATGGATAGAAACTACTGGGCTTTCATACCAGCTGATGTTAGGTATGATGATCGCCTGTCCCCTAATGCTAAATTATTCTATGCTGAGATCACAGCGCTAACAAATCAAGAAGGCTACTGCTGGGCCTCTAATGAGTTTTTTTCTAACATCTATAAGGTAAGTCCAAAGACGATCTCAAGATGGATCTCAGAGCTTAAAAAAGCAGATCACATTGAAGTGGAGTACCAGTACAATGACAAGAAAGTATCTGGCAGATATATCACTGTAAGAGGGGTAGACAAAAATGTCCATAGGGGTGGACAAAAATGTCTAGGGGGGGTAGACAAAAATGTCCCAGTATTATATACTAGTATAACTACTAATAATAAAGAAGAATATAAAGCGCCTGAAAATTTAAAGAAAGCATATAAGCATATCCTACCTCTTTTTCCAGAAAGGTATCGACCAAAGACTAAGGCTCAGCATATCAAATGGATCAAAGAGCTGGAGCGTTTAGAGAAACAGTATGGCTACAATCCCAGACAAGTCTATGTCATACTCCAGAAAGCAATGGCTGATCAATTCTGGGCAAAGAACATCAGATCACTAATCAAGCTCACACAGCTCAATAAAGAAGGCGTAAGATATATCGACATCTTTGCTGAGACTTTCACTCCAGACATCAATCGCTATGAGTTTAGATCCAAAGATTAAGGCAAAACAGGATCTGGATCTGGAGATAGGTAGATCCTTTGAGAGAAAGTTTGCAGAGAAACTAGGAGGCGATGTGATCTGGGCAACTAAGGAACAGGATATCTATGATCACTGGGATCTGGAGCATAATGGGATCAAATACGATGTCAAAGGCGATAAAGGAGATCATCACTGGATCGAGTTTCAGAATGTGATAGGTAGAAAAGGCTGGATCTATGGCAAAGCTGATGCTATTGCTTTTTATATTTATGATCTCTGGGTGATCGTAGACAGACTAGAACTCCTAGAATGGTGTCGAGTTAAGATCCCAAACATACCAGCAAAACATGAGAAAGGTTTGTATAAGCCTTACAGACGAAAAAAGAGAAAAGATATAGCTGTGATGGTCAAGCACAGTGATTTAATTAACCTAGCAAACAGAATAATAGAATGATCGAACAATTTACAGCTCTAGGCATTGAGATCAAGAGCAACGCAGTAGAACAAAAAACACTATGTCCAAAATGCTCACACACGAGAAAAAACAAAAAAGACAAATGTCTATCCCTGAATCTGGAAAAAGGCGTATACAACTGTCATAATTGTGGATTTTCTGGTAATGTCAAGCTCCAGCCTAAAGAGGAGTATATCTTACCAGATGCACATGGCGTAGAATTATCAGAGCGTACTATAGCGTATTTTAAAAAGAGAGGTATCTCAGAGGCTACTTTAGCTAATTGGGGTATCACAGAGTCAGTAGAGTGGTTTCCACAGGTAGACAAGCGCAGAAAGGCGATTAATTTTAACTACTACAGAGATGGCCAGCTGGTAAATGTGAAGTTTAGAGATGCAGAGAAAAACTTTAAAATGGTCTCTGGAGCTGAGCTGATCTTTTATGGTATCGATAATATCAAAGACTCAAAGCACTGCTACATCGTGGAGGGTGAGATGGATGCACTGTCACTACATGAGGCTGGGATCTATTCAGTGGTCTCTGTACCAAATGGCGCATCTAAAGGAAACCAGAGTCTAAAGTATCTGGATAACTGCTGGCAGTATTTTGAGAACATGGAGTCTATTGTATTATTTACTGATAATGATGAGGCTGGAATGTCTTTAAGGAATGAGCTGGCAAGAAGATTAGGTAGACATCGATGCAAATATGTCGAAATAAGCGATTTTAAGGATGCTAACGATCTTTTAGGTATGCAAGGTCCAGAAGCATTGAGAAAGTGTCTTAAAGAGGCTAAAAACTTCCCTATAGAGGGTGTATTAAATATCAATGACATCTGGAGTAGTGTACTTAACTATTCTGAATTTGGAATCAAAAACTATTCTCTGGGACTTGCAGAGAGCGATGACTACTTTAAGATAGCTCTGGGAGAGTGGACAGTAGTCACAGGCATACCTAACTCTGGTAAGTCAGATGTAATCGATCAGATAGCAGTCAATATGGCTACTATGCATGGATTTAAAACTGCTTTTTTTGCTCCAGAGTCTTTCCCTTTTGAGGGACATATCAAACGCATCGCAAATAAGCTCAATGAGTCAGAATGTGATCGTGATAAGCTCAACAGATCTAAAGCCTTTATAGAGGATCATTTTCATTTTGTTAAGATCGATCTGGAAAACCTAACACTCAAGGCGATCCTAAATAAGTTTAGAGAGCTGGTACTCCAAAAAGGAATTAATATCTGTGTGATAGATCCATACAATATGCTGGATCACTCAGCTCAGCGAGATCTAAACTATGTGTCTAAGATCCTATCAGAGATCACTCAATTTGTCCAGCAGACAAACACTCATCTTTTTCTTATAGCGCATCCCAGAAAAATGGAAGTCAATCCTCAAGGTGGATTTAAAGTGCCAACGCCATACGACATCTCTGGATCATCAGACTTTTTCAATAAATCTTATGGATGTCTGACTGTCTACAGAGAGCTAGGTCACAAGACTAAATATGGATCTGATGCAGTTACTATCCATGTCCAGAAAGTAAAGCGCAAAGAAAATGGCAGACAGGGTAAATTTGCCATAGCTCCAGATTTTAAAAATGGTGGAGTCTATCGTCATGCAGATGGAGGTAGAGGATTTACAGTAGTCACTGATGTGCCTTTCTAATCAATCCTTTTGTTAAGAAAATGAATTTTTTTATACATAACATTTGATCTTTGTATAGATTTTCTGATCTATTCACCAAATATCTAGATAATCAGTGAACATAATCACCAAATATGAAAGCTCCTAAAAGACGAAAAATGCCAAGAGTAACAGACAAACACTATGAAGCTATGGCGTGGTGTTTCAGAAATGGCATCCATATTCTGGAGTTTCCAGTAGATCCAATACCACAGTCTGATGTCACACTAAAGCTCAGAGTGAATGGTAGGATCATCAGAGAAGGCGATGAGATCATCAGATGGTCAGAAGCTGCTCAAAAGATCTGGGATTATTATCTGCACATCTATGAAAGAAATGTAGATATTTAGTATATTTGTAAAAAAGCTACACATGGAGATTCAATTACAAGGGAGACAACTATTAACCTACTGGTATAACACAGGTCAGATCAGTTTAGAGGACTGGACAAGAGTCATGAACAGGCTACTATTCTATAGATCCTCAGAGTATAGACTAGAGCTAAAAGATGGTCAAATCATTATCTATTTCAAGAATAAATAGTATATTTACACTGATTCATAGTGTAATTCATTTTCATTAGAGTTAATTGTTTGGTTAATCGTTAGAGGGCAGCTTATGGCTGCTCTTTTTCGTTTTAATACCTTTGTACTATGAAACAGATGGAACAAACTAAAAAAGAAGTACTAAAAGCTCTGGAGAGATCTCTGGGGGTAGTTTCAACTGCATGTAAAAAAGCAAACATAGGGCGCACTACTTTCTACAGATGGATTCAGGATGATCCAGACTTCAAAGCTGCTGTAGATGATATCAATGAGATGGCTGTGGACACAGTAGAGTCTAAGCTATTTGATCTGATCACTAAAGAGGAAAATGTCACAGCGACAATTTTCTACCTTAAGACCAAAGGAAAGTCTAGAGGGTATGTAGAGAAACAGGAGATCGATCTGGGAGGTGGCGTTACCTCAACACTAGTAGAATGGAAACCAGCAGAAAAAGAGTAGAGCAGCTCTGTAATAGACAGTTTTACGATCTTATCAATTCAGATGCCAGAATCAGAGTCCATCAAGGTGGTACTCGATCTGGGAAAACTTATGCGATCATACAGTACCTATGCTATGTCCTATCTACAGCGACAGAGCCTCTGGTGATCTCCATCGTCAGAAAGACACTGCCATCACTTAAAGGATCAGTACTCAGAGACTTTCTAAAGATCACTCAGGAGATAGGGATCTACCAGCTGGGTACTTATAATAAATCCAGTCAGGAGTTTTACTATAATGGCCATGTGGTAGAGTTTACTTCAATCGATGATCCAGCTAAGATCAGAGGTAGAAAGAGAAACATCGCTTTTCTTAATGAGGCGAATGAGTTTCATTTAGAGGACTTTCGCCAGATCAATATGCGTACTACAGACTATGTGATCATAGACTTTAATCCATCAGAGCCTGTACACTGGCTATACAGTGAGGTGATAGATCGTGATGACTGTGACACATGGATCACTACCTACAATGACAATAAGTTTCTATCTAAAGAGCTGATCTTTGAGATCGAGCGAATGAAAGAGAGAGATCCAGACTACTGGAGAGTATATGGTGAGGGACAGCGAGCTGTATTCAGTCAGCGCCAGATCTTTAATAACTGGTCTTTTATACCAGAGTCAGAGTTTCCAGAGTTTGATGATCCAGTGATAGGACTTGACTTTGGATATAGTGTAGATCCATCAGCTAGTGTACTGGTCCAGAAGCATGGCGATAAGCTCTATGTCAAGGAGCTGCTATACAGCAAGGGACTCACTAACTATGATCTCTATGACTTTTATAAGAGTAAAGGTCTGGATCAAGTACTGATCTTTGCTGACTCAGCTGAGCCTAAGAGTATCGATGAGCTTAAGCAATTAGGATGCTGGATCAAGCCAGCGATCAAAGGTACTGGATCTATTAACGCTGGGATCTCACTCCTGAAAGAGTTTGATGTGATCTGCTCAAAGGAAAGCACAAACCTATACACTGAATACCTCAACTACTACTGGACTGAGCTTAAGGATGGAACAATAGTAAATAAGCCAGTAGATAAGTTTAATCACCTAATCGATAGCCTCAGATACGCTACCTATAGCCAGTACTCTAAGCGCATCGACTTCTTTGTAATTTAAATAGTACTTTTGTATGTAAATAATTATTTTGTATGGCCTCACTATTGGATAGACTCAAAGGTCTAGTCTCTAAGAATAATCAGAGTACTCATGAGCAGTTTAACAGGGCGATCTACAACTATCTAGGAGATACGCTAGTTTGGAATCCAGAGAATGACGATACCTACATCAATAAGGGATATCGCTATAATGCTACTGTCTACTCTATCATCAATCTGATCACTAAGTCTGCTGCTGTGATCCCTTTCTCTGTTTATGAGGTCAAGTCAGAGAATGAGCTTAAACGCTACAAGGCGATGACCTCTGGCACTTACAATGACACAGTGATGCACAAGTCATCTCTGATGAGAAAGTCTGCTCTGATCGAGCTAGATGATACAGATCTACATGAGCTACTCAATAGACCTAATCCAGCACAGTCTTATAACAGCTGGATTCAGGAGGTGATCGCATTTGGTAAATTGACTGGTAACAGATATGTCTATGGTATTGGTCCAGATACAGGCGCTAATAGAAACAAATACAATGAGCTGTATGTACTGCCATCACAGAATGTAGAGATCCACAGTGGTGGGATCATGCAGCCAGTGAAAGAGTACACACTTAGCTATAATGGTACATATCGCATCCCAGCTGAGGCTGTTATGCACATCAAAGACTTCAATCCATACTATGATGGTACTGGATCTCACTTGTATGGTATGTCTCCTTTAAAGGCTGGACTCAGAGTACTACAGACCAATAACGAGGCTGTAGTGACTGGAATGAAGTATCTCCAGAATCAGAGCGCCAGAGGAATCTTAATGAGTGAGGAGGGTGATATCAATGAGATGCAAGCTAAGCAGCTAAAACAGAAATTTAAAGAGCAGTATCAGAATGAGAACGCTAGAGGTGATGTAATGATCACTCCTAAAAAACTGAGCTGGATCAACTTTGGACTGTCTGCTGCTGATCTATCACTGATCGAACAATACAACGCCTCAGTTAAGGATCTGGCTAACATCTACCAAGTACCAGTACAGTTACTTAATAACACTGAATCATCTAGTTACAATAACATGAAAGAGGCTAAAAAGGCACTCTATCAAAACGCTATTATACCAGAGCTAGTTAAGATCAGAGAGGAGCTAAACAGATGGCTCACTCCTAAGTATGGCGATAAATTATACATCGACTTTGACTTCTCTGTGATCCCTGAACTCCAAGAGGAGATGGACAAGGTAGTAAACCAGATGTCTCAGGCATGGTGGCTAACTCCTAACGAAAAGAGAGAGGCTATGTCTTATGGTATGGATGATGACACTGCATTAATGAATGATTACTATGTGCCATCGTCACTGATCCCTTTAGCTAACGAGCCAGATCTATCTGATGAGATCCTACTAGCTGCATCTAAAAGACCAGAGCCAGTAGCTGCTCCAGAGCCAGAAAATGATCCAGAAGATGAGGTCACTAAAGCTCAATCCTATTCAGACTATCCTCAAGGCGCTACTAATAACGCCAGACGAATGTTAGAATGGAGAGAGAAGTATGGTAGAGATGTCGTACAGGGTGGCACTAGAGTAGGCTGGGAAAGAGCTAATCAGTTAGCTAATCGTGAGGCGCTATCTCTGGACACAGTAAAACGCATCCACAGCTTTCTAAGCAGACACAAGGATAACGCTGCTATTGATCCAGAATACAGAGACGAGCCTTACAGAGATAAAGGCTATGTAGCTTACAATCTCTGGGGAGGTGAAGCTATGGTATCATGGGCAAAGAAAATAGCAGAAAATGAATAACTATGCCTCTACCAACGCCAAGAGCAAACGAGACTAGAGAGGACTTTGTAGATCGATGTGTATCTAATATCGATATGATACTGGAGTTTCCAGAAGCTGGACAGCGAGTGGCTGTCTGTTACAATCTGTACACAGCTGAAACTACTAAGGCTCAAGCTACAGTAGCTCCTAAGATCAATAAAGCAGAATACATCAGAGAAGCAAATCGCCAGCTCCAGTTAGCTGAGACAGAGCAATACCTCAAATTTTATAACTACTTCAAGCGTGAATACTTCAAAGGCGCTGATCGTTTCTTACAGACCAGATCACTACCAGAGACTGTAGATCTATTTAAAGAGTCAGACATCGCTCAACTCTATGAGGATCTGTATATCGAGGTAGGTCTTAGGTTTCTGAGATGGTATCAAAAGAATTTCGAGAAGTTTACAGAAAAGAATCAGAGTGAGACAGTCTATGTGGATCGTTTCGCCAGACGAGCTAAGAAAGTAGCTGGAGAAAAGGTATCTCTGGTATCTGGATCTAGAAAGAAAGAACTCCAGAAGTTTCTAAAGCAGCAGCTATCAAATCCTGAATTTATGGCTATGAATGAGCGCCAAGCTCAACGCATCCTCAGATCTAAATTTGATGGCTACTCAAAGTCACAAGCTCAGAGACTTATAAGGACTGAGTCTAATGGCGCTGGTAACTATGCTAGTCAGGAGGCAGCTCGTGAGATGTTTGGTGGTACTGTCTGGAAAGAATGGATCACAGCCAGAGATACTAGAGTACGAGATATCCATGCAGCAATGGAGGGAGTAGATGGGCAGCGAGTTAAGATCGATGAGAAATTCTATGTAGGTGGCGAGTATCTGGATCATCCTAGTGATCTGGCTAATTCTGGTAATCCCAGAAATGTGATCAACTGTAGATGTCAAGCTGTATACTATCCAGAGGACACACTGATAGATCTGGATGATGTAGTATCTCAGGGTACAGCTCTGGCAGCAGAAGCAGTAGCTAACAAAGGGCCTAAATTTTATGATACTACTAATAGAAAAGAAATAGAGAAGGCATTTAAAGATGATTTAGGCATAGATGCAGATCTGTCTGGTTTAGATCCTAAAATAGCTCAGCAATACATTAACACTATATCTCAAATGAAAAATGACTTTCCAGAGCTACAGGTGGACAATGTATTAAGTCAAAAAGCATACAAGAAAAGGATTAAAGAAGCTATCAGAGCAGAGGTAAATAAAGAATTTGGAGACAATGAGTCTCTGGTAACAAGGATCTATAATCATTATATGAAATTTCAGGATCTGACTGGAGATGATGGTAAGAAAGTCCAAGCCTTTGCACAGAAATCAAAAGTGTTTCCTTTACAGGTGGGTAGTAAAACTATAGAAATAGATTTATCTAGAACTAAAGGAATTACTCACTGGAGTGCTAGAAATTATGATCAATTAGAACTAGCAAACTACAGACAGTATGATATAGGATTTTATGCTGGAGTAGATGAGGGAGCAGACTATGTGATTAAGCATGAGCTAGGTCATATTTTGGATTATTCAAAAGGTGATTTTGTAAATAAAAAAGAATTTGAGGCGCTACTGTCTAAATATAAAATAGGCGAGACCAGCTTTGATTTTGATAAGATAGAGAGAGATCTATCTGGTTATGCAGCTTATTATGGTAGACGAAATAATTTCAAAACTATGAAAAGAGAAATAATAGCAGAGGCTATAGCTGAGGTATACTCTATGGGCGAACAAGCTAGGCCTTTTGCTAGATCTATTTATGAAGCTATGAAAAACTATAAAAAGTCTGCTGATCTACCTATAATAGACAAGACAGAGCCTATGAGCATATTTATAGCTCCCCCAACAAAACACGATCCAAGTGATTATTTTTAAATATCTATTTTTGTAGTATGAATACAATTCTATATAAGAGTACACAGTTAGGAGAGCTAATCGATGCAGACGAAAAGTTTGGAATCGTTAAAGGTTATGGCTCAGTGTTTGGTAACATGGACTCTGATGGTGACATCATCACCAGAGGAGCATACAAAAAGACTATCGCTGAGAATGGTAGCAGAGTCAAGTATCTCTACCAGCATGACATGGACAAGCCTCTAGGAAAGATGGTCAATCTGTATGAGGATGAGAAAGGTCTCGTATTTGAGGCGCAAATCCCAAAGACCAGACTAGGAAAGGATGTACTGGAGCTAATGAAAGCTGGAGTAATTACTGAGAACAGTGTAGGGATCTTACCAATTCAGAAAGAGTGGAAAGGTGACTATAGAGAGATCTCAGAAGTTAAGCTCTTTGAAGTTAGCGCTGTTACCTTAGCAGCTAATGATCAAGCTAAGATCATGAATGTGAAAGGAAACAGAAAAGAGGAGGTAGCTGAGCGCTTTGATCGTCTAGCTAAGCTCCTAAGAAAAGGAGATATCTCAGATGAGATGGGTTATGCCATTGAAGCTGAAATCTATAAGTTAAAGTCTTACTTTGTTAATTTATCTACTCAGCCAACTGACATAGAGGTTACTGAGCCAGAGGTAGTGAAGCCAGACTCTAGCGAGATCTATAAACATATTTTACAATCTTTAAAATCACACTAATCGTGGAAAATTTAAACGAAATCAAAAGCCAAATCTCTGAGGTTTTAGATGCTAAAATCGAGAAAGCATTTAACCAAGCTCAAGAGAACGCAAAAGGACAGGTAGATTCTGTACTTAAAGGCGAAATCAAAAATCTTACTGATCAAGTAGTAGGAATGAACGAAAGACTAGATCAAGCTGAGGTAGCTGCTAAAAAATCTGCTGCTGGATCTGAGCCTAAGTCTTTCAAAGGATCTTTACTAAAAGCTCTTAAAGAGGGTGCAGTAGAGGGACTAGTTAAAGGTGACTCTAACGCTGCTCGTTTCGAGATCAAAGCTGGAGACATGACTATGGCTAACTCTTACACTGGAGTAGTAGCTGCTGAGCAAGTGATCTCAGACATCAAGTTTGATCCTACTCGTAGAGTACATATTCGCCAGTTAATCCCTAATGGATCTACTGATGCTCAAACTATTCGCTATCCAAAAGAGTCTGCATACGATGATGGAGCTGCTGCTAAAGCTCAAGGTGCTACTCTAGGACAGTCTGATTTTGACATCGCTGCTAGCTCTGTAAACATGGAGAAAATAGGTACATTTATGAGAATCACTGAGGAGATGTTAAATGATACTCCACAGTTATTATCTTACCTATCAGCTCGTGTACCAGAGAAGATTTTATCTCTAGAGGATGCTCAGATCTTAAATGGTGATGGTACATCTCCAAACTTAGATGGTCTTTTCACTGATGGATCTGCTTTCGCTGCTGGTGGTTTCGCTGCTGGTATCGAGTCTGCTAACGAGTACGATGTACTAGTAGTAGCTCTAAACCAATTAGCACTAGCTAACTACAGCGCTGATACTATCCTAGTGAATCCTACAGATCTACACAAGATCGCTCTACTTAAGTCTACTGCTAATGAGTACCTAAGACAGCAAATCTACTCAGGTCTACAGCCTAACATCATGGGCGTGCCTGTAACTGCTAGCACTGCTGTTGCTGCTGGATCTTTCCTAGTAGGTAACTTAGCTGTAGCTACTCAGCTATGGATTCGTGAGAATTTAGCTGTAGAGTTTTCTCGTGAGGATTCTACTAACTTTAGAGATGGATTTGTAACTGTGAAAGCTAGCGAGCGTGTAGCACTTACTAACTATCTACCTAACGCTATCGTACAGGGATCTTTTGCAACTGCTAAAGCTGCTTTAGAGACTGCTTAATACTTATATAGCTAAAACAAGAAAGAGGCCTCTGTAGGGCCTCTTTTTTATTTGTGGTAGTTTGGATCAGAAATTGATCCCAAGCCTCAGACTCATGAGCCTTTTAGCATCATAGATCTCCAGCTTATCAAAGAGCTTGATAATTTTCCTGTAAGGCTTATGATCTCTCCAGTGATTCTCCTCGAAAGCAAAGAACTTA